AATATAAATATGCTCCTTTTCGTCCCATTCCTCTTGTAATCTACTAAAGAGTGCCGTTTGATAAGTCCTGAACTTTTCTTCATCAAATTTAATGAAATATAATCCATCAGTAAAATTAAAGAGGAGGATTAAATCACTACCTTTATCACACTTACAGCACTTATTCATCGTAATCATCGTAGTAGGATATCTATTATATTTATTCGTCCTTGACTTGACCTCGTAATTAGTATTCGGGTCTGTAAAATCGTACTTATCGTACTGATTTTTTGTTGCTTGAATTTCCGTCTTAAAATATTCCTTAATAATTGGTAATATTCTAACCTCTTGAGCCTTACCGAACTTGTAGGATAACTGCCAATGAACCATATAGATTATTACTTTATTTAATTCGCCTAAAACAAACGAAAAACTTTCTCTGCCTAAATAAAGAATGGCTGATACTGCAACTATTAAACAAAAAATTAGTAAGCCTTTAACGGATGGTGATTTAGAGAAATATACTGGCGTAAAGGCAGAAGACATTATAAAATATTCAGACTTAAAAAACTTTCCTAAAATAACCGATCTGTTGCCCGAAAAAAAGGATTTCAAAATTATTCTTATTGAAGACAAATATAATTCAGGACACTGGGTATGTGTCTTGCGAGATTTCAATAATATTGAATATTTTAATTCCTACGGGGCTAAACCCGACTACGAATGGAAATTTATTAATAGAATGATTAGAACTTGTTTAGGAGAAGATACGAATGAGATGACCCGATTGATAGACCAAGCGGAGGCTGATGGTATGAAGACTTCTTATAATAAATATAGGTTTCAAAAAATAGCAAATTCAGTGCAAACTTGCGGTCGGTGGGTTATTTTTAGAATAGAAACTTTTAAGATGGGATTTAATAACGACCAATTCAAGGCGCTTGTTGATAAATTAAAGGTGAATGCAGAGAAAGAAACTGGTGGTAGCGTAAGTAATGATTTCGTCGTTGCTAAATATGTATCTGTTTAACCTCTCTTCTTGGCTACCTCTTCAGGGGTTTCTAAATTCTTATAATATTGTAGTGATTGGATTATTTTTAAGATTGCTTGAATATGTTTCATATAAATTTTATTCGCCTGTTTATCAGTTGATTTCATCAAAGTAGCATTGTGATTAGCCAATTCATTATTACAAGAATTTAATAAGTCGTTTATATTTTGTAAATTTAACATTATAATATTGTTTTAGATTTTATATTTTGGTTCTTAAAATATAAAAATAGAGAGACCATTTTAGTCGGGCTTAAAAAGGTCTGTCAATTAATCTTTTTTAATATAGTTATTTTGAGCCGTTTCAACCGAAGTTCCCATTGCGTTTGTTGTTTCTTGAAGGTCTTTCTGTTGTTCCCCGAATTTAGAAGTTAAATAAATAGCCCTAATCATCGAGCAACCTACTTTCTTACCCAAGATTTTATTTAACATACGGGTCATATCAGTAGAAGAATTGAGAGGAAGGAACTGCACGGCGCACTTCTTTTTAGCGATCTCTTTTGCTTGAGGATGGAACTTTAAATACAACTCAAGTATCTCCTTAAGTTCAGGCTCTACTGGGATTATTTGCTTATTATATTTCTTTTGCGTCTTGTAATTATTAAAAACCCAATTCCAATCTGTAATGTCTAAATAATTCTTGGTTGTATCCTCTGGAACTTTTCTAACTATTAAGCAGTCAATATAGTCTTTATTTCTACGAGGTGCTTGTAGAGTGTAGAGAGAAAGAACAACTAATTTAAGAAGGGTCTGGTACTCATCTGGACTGATTTTCTTCTTATCTTTAATCTCATCAACTACTTTCTTTAATTCTTCTAAACAACTATTAATATCGGATTGTTCCATCCAGTTCTCTTTTACTTTCGGTGTCTTTTCAGTATTATCTTTGAGAGATTTATTTAATTTGTCTAAAGGTTCGTAGAACTTGGCGTAGAGTTTCTTGAACTTGGCTTCAGGACGATCTTTAAGGGCGCTTACGATTGCGATTAAATAAGTTCGGCGAGTATTCGGTTTCACTTCTTCTAATCTTGCTAAAATTTCTTCTGGTTTAGAAAGGAATTTTAGGTTGGTGAGCGGTTTTCCACCATTTAGTTTCATTAGATTAAAAGTGTAGAGTTTTCTTGAAGATGCAGAAATATTCGGCTTGTAATGAAACGGATCAAAATCAGGAACTTCCATTATATATAATCTAAATAAAATAATCTCTATATTTTTCACGAATTAGGTTTATTCTTGACTTTTATTTTGTAGGGTTATTATATAATGTCTGGTTCTTATTACGCTTTGAATTCAAAAATCAACAACCTTCAGGCTGAAATAGTAGCATTACAAGCGGGCGGTGTTCTTCCTCCTGCGGTTAATATAGTCACTACTAATACAGCCCAGACTATAACGGGACTTAAAACCTTTAGCACACTACCCGTGTCTTCAGTTGTCCCTACTACAGGCAATCAATTAGTTAATAAAACCTACGCCGATTCATTATCACCTCCAACCCCAACTTTGAGTGCTGTATTAACAGCAGGTAATAGCGCAACTAATTCAATCGCTCTTAATAATACTGGGGTTGGAACAAATGTGATAAGTTTATTACCAAATGCGTCTGCTAGTAATCCCAGTATCACTTTGACGGACGGGACTACTACGAATACTATTGACAAGAACGGATATACAACCCGTAATTCAGTTCAAAATCTTACTCATTATTTAAATTTTAGCGACGCTTCTACTACAGGAACGGGTTCTATTCAAAAGACAGCAGGAATAACTTGTAATCCATCTACGAACACCGTTTCTGCAACTACTTTTGTCGGGTCTTTAACTGGGACTGCTTCTACTGCTACTAACGCTAATAATGTTGCGATCGCGGAGGATAATACTGCTTCAACTTTCTATCCTACTTTTGTATCCGACAACACTGGTAATTTACCTCTTAAAGTGGATAAAACAACTACTCCATTATCATATGTTCCTTCTACTGGTACGCTTACTGCTAGTAATTTTAGCGGGATTGCTAGTTCTGCTACTACTGCTACTAATGCTAATAATGTTGCGATCACGGATGATAATACTAGTGCTACTTTCTATCCTGTTTTTGTATCCAACAACACTGGAAATCTACCACTTAAAGTAGATAAAACAACTACTCCATTATCATATGTTCCTTCTACTGGTACGCTTACTGCTAGTGCTCTTGTCAGTGGTACTCTTACCGCTTCGGGGTTAATTACTGCAAATGGTGGTCTTACGATGGGTGGGTCAAATAATATTACTCTTGGGACTGGGGCAGTCGCACCTACATTAGGTCAACTAGGGTACACTTTAACGCCTCCTTTTATTGCTACTGGAAACTTTACTAGCGGGGTGAATAAAATATATGGTTCGCAAACCATCGGGACAGGAACATATGTTATCACAGCAAGTGCTTTGTTTGATACCACTACAGCCAATACTGTTTCTGGTTATTATATTTTTCTTAGGGAAAGTACTGGGTCTGGAGTTCTTGCTATTACTGAAGATAAACTTTCTTTTACAGCAAATAACAGGGTTGCTAGAAACTTATCAGCAGTTTATTATTCAGGAGGAACAACGACTATTACAAGTAATGTGACTATTAATTTTACGGGAGGAACAATCCCTGTTAAAGATGAAAGTTATTATCTAGGAATTACAAGAATAGCGTAATTTTATTTCCAAAAAAATATCTAAATATACTATATAATGACAGAATTCGTTTTTGAAGGAGAGTTTATAAAAACTTTTAAAGTCGCCACTTATAGATACTTTGTAGTAAGTGTTGTTCCTCACAAGTCCGCCCGTTTAGAAATTTTTTTAGCGGATAAAGATGGAAGGGATATCCACAGTATTTACAAGTATTTAGTAGAAGAAGAATACGAGGCTTGGGGAACTGATGATAGTTATCTAGACGCTATTGTAGAGGCTGAGGTGAAAAAACTAGTTTCTCTCGTTGTCGTTCCTGAACAGGTTGTTTAGGTAATTTTAATAAATATATCTCTTATTATATATGAGTGACATTTGGACGCAAGATAAAGAAGGAGTTCTTGAGTGTATCCGCCAGAATTCAGTGTTAATGTCTAACTACCACAAGAAGCGGTTTCTCTATTACAAAGATCAATTAAAATATTACAGAATTCCTGTTATTGTTATCAGTGGTATTAATTCGGTCGTTTCAGTTGGAATGACTGCTTATATAGAGCAAGGAATTATCAGTGGTATTACCTGCCTACTTTCATTAATTTGCTCGATGATCGGTTCTATAGAATTATTTTTGAATATTTCTGCAGGAATGGAACAAGAATTAAATAGTAGTAAGGATTTTTACTTGCTATCTGTTGATATATTTAAAGTCCTTTCTCTTACTAGTGATAACAGAACGCCGAATGCATCGCAATATTTAGAAGAAAAATATTCTTGTTATACGAAATTAATTGAAAGTTCGCAAGTTGTTAATCGTAAATTGAGAGATAGTTTAGCACCTTTACCAGTTTCATTATCTGTTAAGGTTTCATCTGGAAATAGTTCTGGCTCGGACGAAGAAAAAGAATCGTTATAAATATTTATTTATTATTTATTATCTATTGAATAATATATAATGACACTTTCAGGAGGAGGTAATAGATGGACCGACCACGTCAGAGCATTCGCAGATAGTAAAGGGATTTCTTATATGTGTGCGATGTCTGATCCCCAGTGTAGTGCTACTTATAAGGGTGTGAAACCGCAAAAGGCAGTGAAACCACCGAAGGCAGTGAAAGCCAAAAAACTAACCAAGAAGGAAGAAAGAGAGAATATTAAGATGACAATGGAAGATAAACCCGCTCCTGCTCGTGGTGAGCGTTTAGAAGATATTTTTGAAAGCGCCACCCCTATTGAGGGATTTAATAGTCCAACAATTCGCGCCATCTTAAAAAATAAGGGTTCATTGAATAAAGCATTTGAGAAAAAGTTAGCCGACCAACAGGGTATGTTAGCCGAAGATATTAACCGAGCAGTCCCAAGACCCAGAAAACAGGGACGACCAAAAGGGTCTCTAAATAAAGTAATTGAAAGAAAAATAGCAGACCAACAGGGTATGTTAGCCGAAGATATTAACCGAGCAGTTCCAAAAGGTCGCCCCCGTTCAAACACTCTACCCACAGATGCAACTTTAGAAAGAGAACGAAAAGGAATGTCCGCTGAAGATAAAAATGTATTACCCAAGAAAAAATCAGGACGACCCGCTAAATACGCCAACCCAGAAGAAGCCCGTCAGGCTAAAATTGCTAACACCATCCGCCGTGCTAAAGAAAGAGTTGATGAGAAAAAAGATGCTAAAATGTCAGGTAAAATAGCCAAAGCAAAAGAATTATACAAGAATTTACTAAATAATCTAAAAGGTTGGTATGGTAATGGTGTAGATACTTCAAACCCGAAATGGTATGAGAAACATCCTCACGCAATAAAAACCCACGACGAATATGTAGCGAAAATTCTTAAAAAAGTCAGTGGAGTTAAACCCGAAGATTTTGTCGGGTCTGGAAAAGTAGGTGGTTTGGTGGAAATGGAAGACTTTGATGCAGGTGCAGATATTAAAGGTGGTAGAAGGAAAAAAGGGGTTAGTGTAGGGGATTTTGTCAGCGGACTTAATAAATTAAACCCCGTAATGTGGGGTATCCAGAAACACCCCGAAGTCGGTATTAAATTAGGCAAGGTCACTAATGATAATCTTCTACCCGCAGTCGTCGCAGTTGGAAAACCCGTATATGATGCTGTTGCCGTATCAGTAGGAACAGCACTTACAGGAAACCCCGCTTTAGGTAAAATAGCAGGCGACCAGTTTTGGAATACTTACGGAAGACCTTACGATCCACAGAGCCGACAAGATAGCGATGCTCTTAAGAAAATTAGCGAAGAATTAGGTAATAAAGCAGGTAAAAAAGCAAGAGAAGTCGGTAG